AAAGATGATTACAAATTGATGGATTTTTAGACAAAAAATGACGGGAGTATGGGAATTTTGTAGCACGATAACGCGCACGTAAAAGAGTTTAATGACACGATTACGCGCGCATAGACATTCGGAGATTTCGGAGCCCCTAAAAGAGTAAAATGCGTTAGAACGAAACCTGAGCGAACCCCGAAAAATAAGACTGTAAATATTATCGAACAAAACGAAAAGGAGATTTTTATGGATGGCTGTAACGAAAATGTAATTGAATTTATGACCAATGATACCAGAGCAACTTTATCATTCTCACAGGGTCGGTATAAATCTGTAATCCGTAAGCTGGCAGAGAAACATCCTGATGATTGCCAGATCGTTGCTGATAACGAGGACGGAAGTATTTGTGCTCATGTTCCGGTAGCTTGGATCCGGATTTCTCCTCCGAAACAGTATACAGAGGAACAGCGTCAGCAGATGGGAGAACGGATGAGATGTAATGTGTCTGAAAATAAAGGAGTACAGGAATAAAACAGAGTAAAAATCAATTGTAATGCAACTAAGGTAAAGTTGTAGGGGTAAGGGAATAAAAAGGCTAAATGAGCCGATAAAACAGAGAGAGGAGATAATGTCGGTATTGAATAAAATCCTGCTGCCGAACCTACGGCTCAATAAAAGACCTATTATGAGATAAGGTCATGCGTTATTACTGATTTTTGGGTATTGATCTGATTGAAGCGGTGAGGAAGCGGTGAAAAGTTATAAAAAGGGATATCCACTATTTTGAGGATCCCTGTTATTGATAATGAAGCCGCAGGAAAGCCGCACAAAGCCGTGACGAACCCGTGAGAAATGGAATTAAAGCGGCGAGAACTTGGAGTGTTCGAACAGGCGAGAAACAGGCGAGAATATCAGATTGAATCGTGATCTTTGCGAAAGGTCAGTTGCCTTTGAACTGTCGATGAACAGTCGAAATAACAAAAAACGCTCAAAAGTGGTAGAGAGCTGTTCTCGCAAAATGTGAGATAATATATGTATCACGATAGGACAGGAGATGATGTATGTGATTTTACTTAACATGTTGATGTTGGTTACAGTCTTGGAATTAGCAGCTATTTATGATGCGGTAAGGGGGAAAGACAATGAGACGTATCAGAACGAAGAAAAGTAGAAAATATGAACAGGACAAGCTTCAGGCGGCAATAAATGCTTCTGCCAGACGGGCTCTTGATGATTTGAAGAAGTCATCGGGAATGCTTTCTGTAACGATTGAAGCATTAAGACAGAGTCTTCCAGAGATGGCAGAAAAATGTAGAAAACTTGCACAGGATTACAAAGAACTTCGGAAACTTGAAAAAGAACTTCAAAAATATGAGGGAGAGGGCGATAAGTAATGGCAGAGAAGATAACATTTAATACAGGTGCTAAGAACTATGAGATTGTAGATCAGGATGGAAATAATCTGGGAGTATTCCGGTTTATTCCTACAGATGTTGGAATCTTAAACAGATATAAAGAGACAGCAGCGTTTTTCGCAAGTGTAGGTGACAAAATAAAAGGGGAGGATCTGGAAGAGATTCTTCCTGAGCTGGAGAAAGAAGCTGGGGAAAAGATAGATTTCCTGTTTGGTGCTCCTGTATCGGAGAACTTCTTTGAAATTACTCATCCGTTTACAATTCTGGAAGATGGACAGACATTTGCCGAACAGATTATCACTGTAATTGGCGGAATCATTGAAAAGGAATTAGCCGAAAGAGAAGAGAAGCAGCAGGAACGGATTGACAAATATATTGCTAAATACACGAAAAAAGACGAAGCAAAATAAGAAAATGCGGGCTGTTCTGGAAACAGGATAGCCCTAATTTATAACTCGGTACTGGTAATTGGGAACTGGTACCCTGACCTCAAATAGTTGGGAGGTAGATAATATGGCAGCTGATGGCTCAATCATCATTGATACCAGGATTCAGACAGAAGGTCTTTCCAAAGGATTAAATACGATTAAGGCAGGAATGACAAGAATTACTGCTCAGGTATCAAAAATGGGAGAAACAGCAAAAAATTCATTTCAAAGGCAGATTGCAACAGTTAACAGTCTTTATCAAAGCTATGAAAAGCAGGAAAGAAAAGTTGCTGAATTAAAATCTAAACTGGATGAGCTGGGTAAAAGCAAAATAGAAACAGAAGAATACAAGCAGATTTCGGATCAGATCAAGGCTCTTGAGACAGACTTTGAAAAAATAGAATCTAAACAGCGTGAATGGATTGATATGGGATTTCCAGTTGATTCTGGGCCTGTTAAAGAACTAGATAAGCAGTTGGATGAAATATGGGCAGACATGGGGAGACTGCAGAACAAACAGAAAGAGATGCAGGTATCTGGCAGTGCGTACATAGATCCTAAATCGACAGATGCCTATAAAAATACATTGCAGAAGTACGATGAGGAATCACAGAAACTGGAACGTATAAACGGAAGGCTATATTCTTCATATAATAATCTGAAGAAAAAAGTAGAGGAATATCAGGAAAAGAATAACAAGCTTGTTCTGGCAATGCAGAATCTGCAGAAAGCTGCTGCGCGCGTAGGCGCAGTCATGAAGAACATTGGCTCTGCTTTAAAGAGCGCAGGATCAGCCGTAAAAAGCATGGTCTCTGCTATGAAAAAAGCAGTGGAATCTATGCTTAATTTCGATAAGCAGACAAAACGCTCCAAGGCAGGTCTGGGCAAGATGCTGGGAATGTCACTATTGTTTTCGGGCATGTTCCGGGCTATAAATGCTGTTGGTGACGGAGTAAAGACGGGAATTCAGAATCTTGCTAAGTATTCTAATACTGCAAACACAGCAATGTCTTCATTGATGTCCAGTATGACAAGATTAAAGAATTCTTTTGCAACAGCATTCGCGCCAATATTGACAACAGTTGCACCGATTCTTGTTAAGTTTATTAACCTTATGTCAGATGCGGTTACTCGTGTAGGTATGCTGATTGCAGCATTAACTGGGCAAAAAACTTTTACAAAAGCAATAGGCGTTCAGGAAGATTATGCTGCCAGTTTGGATAAGACAGCGGATAGCGCTAAGAAAGCCGCAAAGGAAGTAAAAGGATATCTTAGCCCGATTGATGAACTTAATAGATATGATGATGGCGTAAACAGTGCAGGAACAATCGGCGGGAACAAATACACTGACCCATCTGCCGGTGATATGTTTGAAGAAGTTCCTATCACAAGTTCTATAAAGGGAATTGCTGATAAGATCCGAAAGCTCATTAAAAAAGAGGACTGGGAAGGACTGGGGGCTTATATTGCCAGTGGCATTAATAAAGGCCTGCAGAAAATTTATGATGTGATTAATTGGAACAATGTTGGCCCAAAGATCACAAAATTCTGCGATGCTTTTACAAGAACATTTAATAGCCTGGTTGATCATATTGATTGGGATTTGTTAGGACGTACTGTAGGAGCTGGTATTAATACCCTTGTGAATACCCTGAATCTTCTGATTACAGGAATAAATTGGAAGAATCTTGGAAAGAAATTTGCAGAAGGTATTACCGGTCTGGTTCATGAGGTAAACTGGAATAATCTTGGACAGCTGCTTGGCAACATGTTCATGATTTCCTGGAAGGTATTCAGCGGATTTGTTCATAATCTTCCTTATGCTGATATTGGAAAGGCGGTTGCGGATGCACTGAACGGTGTTTTTTCGACTGTTTCATTTTCAGAGATAGGAGATACACTTGCTACTGGACTTAACGGTGCGTTTACAACTCTTTACAATTTTGCTGTCAATTTCAACTGGAAACAGATGGTTGATAATATTGCGGGCGGAATCAATACTTTTGTATCAAAATTTGATTGGAAAGGCAATGGACAGAAACTGGAAATATTCCTGAACAATTTATGTACTTCTTTGGTTGGACTGGCTCAAAAAACAAATTGGGAAGAAGTAGGGAAAGGAATAGGAACATTCTTAAGCCAGATTGATTGGGGAAAACATCTGTGGCAGGTCATTGAAGCAATCAAAACAACGATTGGAGGTCTGTTTGATGGGTTGGAAGAGGGCGGCACAGCCGGCAAAATAGCAGCTTTTCTCGGAAAAGCATTTATTGCTGTAAAGATTGCGGATATAACAGGGATTGGCAGTCTGGTAAAGTTGCTGATTGGAGCAATAGGAAAGAAGATAATCGGATCTGAAGCAGTAGCGGCTCTTTCTGGAAGTCTGACATCTGTACTGGGAAAAGCTGCCAGTGCGGCAGCGGGCGGATTTACTTCCCTTGCTTCATCTCTTGCCCCATTGGTAGGAACGGCAGGATTGATCGCGGCGGTAGCTACGGCGGCAATTGTAGGAACAGAAAAGTTGGCAGGATTTATAGAAACTTTACAGGGTGGAAACGGCGTTCTGACACAGGCGGGTGGATATCTGCATGATTATGCTGGGGCAATGAGTTCCTCGAATGTAATAACCCAAAAGCAGGCAGAAGATCTCTGGAAGCTGATTGAAGCTGATGAAAGTGCAGGAAAATCCAATGCTGAAATGTATGATAGCTTTATTCATAAGTTGGCAGAATATGGCATATCCGCTGAGCAGGCGAAAGCAATACTTGAACAATATGGTGCTCAGGCGGGCGTAACAGGTACCTTCGTAGAAGATATGACCAATAAAGTGCTGGCATTGGGACAGGGATTCTCTGAAAGTGCAGGACAGATTGATCTCTCTTCGCTGAGCGCGAAAGAAGCAATTAGTGTTTTATCGGACACTCTTTATACATTAAGCCTGAAAGGGAACGAATTTAGCGGAACCTATCAGGGAGTCAGAAGCCAGCTTCAGGACACTGGCGGAAGTGCCAAGAGTGCGCAGGATGCTTTGAACATGGTTTACACTGCTTTGAAGAATGCAGGTGTACCACTGGATGATCTGAATGCAGCATTAGGGGCAGAGTTCCCGGCAGCAACTACAGCGGTTACCACAGCAGTAGATACCAATATTGTCGGAGCGCAGGAGAAGATTTCATCTTCTATGGAGACAGCGAAAACAGATGTAGAGAATGCTACATCCAG